AGTCCCTGAACTGTGAAAATGTCTCAGGCTGAATATTGTATCTGTCCTGTCCAGCAACCTGGAGGGACTCAAAAAGGATGGTGCTGAAGTCAATTGTCTTCATGTGATTTTCTTGCCACTTGAGTCAAACAACCCCTTGGCACCGTTTACGACTGTGTTTTTATGTTGGTTTGTTACGGCACATTCAGGATTGTCCCTAAGGAATTCCTTGAAAAACTGCTTGTCGTTCCAGCAGCCTTGCATGCCCTTTCTGTTGTTCCAATAAGCAAAAGACTGGGCAGGGATTCGTGCAACGAGCCTACCCAGTCCTTTCACCTCTCTGTGCTCAAGACTTCTGTTGAGCTTAGCCGATTGTGCAGCCGCATGCTTCGCCCGAACCTCTTCGAGCCTCCAACCCCTGGCAAGTTCCTGAGCCACCTCAGCGTGGAGGTGCTCAGGAATGACCTGGGTAAGAGACTCGATGAGGCCGAGCTTAGACATTAGGCAGTGAAGTCGAACTTGCCGAAGGCCAGCGGGTTGTGGACGCACAGGGCGAGCACAGCCTCGATGTTTCTGGCAGGGCCGCCACCGAAGTCGGGCAGTTCGGTCACTTCAGCAACCTGGCCACCGTACTTGATTTCAACCATGTCAAACGGGATGATGTAGCCCGAGAACGAGTTCTTGAGGAACTGCGAGACATGGATGCGGAGTCTGCCGAAGTCGCCCTCGAAGACATCAACCGTGGAACGGTAGACATTATCTTCCGAGTTGCGATTCAGTGTACGAATCACGGACTGGGAGGTGTCGTCCTCGCCCTTGGTGGTATACAGCAGGTTGGTGAACGCTCTCTTCAGCTTTGTGCCGCCAAGGAGGTCGAGGTCCTGGAATCTGCCAGACTGTTCAAACATGCTCTGAAGGACATCCTGGACCTTGATTTCGTCCAGGTTGGCAGTCGAGTGGCCGCCAGCAGCACGAAGAATCGAACCTGAGGGTGTGCAGAAGGCATCGGGAACAGGAAGTGTGGCGTCCTTATTGGCGATGTTTTCAACCCACTTGTCAAGACCTCTGGTGAGGTAGGGTCTGTCATTGCCGCCGACAATAGCCTCGGCCTGGGCACCATTGGTGCCGCAGAGGGTCTTTTCGATGTCACGCTTGAGCATCTTGATGCCCTTCTCGACATTGTTCGAGAGCTCGGACTTCACGCCAGCGATGTTGGTCACAGGGTTGGTCGTGAGCTTCGAGACACGGACGGTGCGTCTGAAGATTTGGATGTAATTGCTCAGTTCGGCACGATAGGTCACGCCGCCGTCCTTGACATAGTTTTCAGCATCCGTAGAGAGCACGACATCCTTGCCGTCCATGATGCCAGTGGTTCTGGGCTCAGGAAGGGAGTCAGCCTGCCAGCGGAAGAGGACATTGCCAGGCTGCGCACCCTTCTTCGCCATTGAGGTGAAGGGGGTGTCCTTAGCGTCCACGAGTGAGATGAGGTCAGCGAGGTCTTCTCTGCGACCCGATGTGTTATTTCTTTCGAGTAGAATTGCCATGATAGTATAGGATTTGGGTTTGGATTAAACGAAGCCCTTCTGTAGAAGGATTTTCGCCAGGCCTTCTTTGCCGCCAGACTTAACAAATCGGTCATATGTCCCTCTGTCGGTAGACTCTCTGGTTGTCGCCTGGGTAGGGGCAACTCTGGGTCTAACTTGGAGTGCAGGAGCAACCCTCGCAGGGGCGCTTTGCTGCTTGGAGTTAGTGCGTGTCATGTAGCCACGAACATAGTCTCCAACGAACAATTGGAAGTCAGGAAAATTCCTGAACTGCGGGAAGTTCTTGAGTACCTCCTGAGCCATCTTGTGTTCCTTGGTCTCTGGCTTGCTCCACCAAGGGTATTCCTTGGTTGCTGCAGCAGAGAACTCGGAATGAGACTTAATGAACTGAACCTGCTTCGGAAGGTCTTCTTCAAGTGCCCTTAGAGCATTGACCTTAATCTTCCTGACCTGTTCGGCATCAATGTAAGAATCACCGAGCTGGAACCCGTCAGGGTTCTCCTCGCACTTGAATCTCAGCCAACGGGCGTTCTCGGCTTCTGCTTGGACCTTCTCGATAGTATCAAGGTTGGAGAAAGGATTCTCCGTGACAACCCTCGTGGGCTCCTGTGTGGACTTGGTATCGGTAGAAAGCTTCTGCTCAAGCTCTGTAAGCTTAGTCTCAAGAGAAGAAATCTTCTCCTCATAAGCCTTGTTTCTTGCAGTTAGCTTGTTAATCCGCTTTTGAACGCCATTGGGAAGAACTTCTTCTTCCATCTGACCGTCTTGATTTGTCTGTGAATGAACCTGGTCTTCGCCATCCTCGGCCTTGGGTTCAAGGTTTTCTTCCTCTTCTGAGCTGGTTTCCCAACCTGACTCAGTGTCGCTGGATGATTCCTCGAACTTGTCCTCCGTCTGGACTTCGCCCGTCTGTTGAGAGCCTTCGGGCTGTTGCTCTTCCTGTGTTCCTCCAAACAGGATATCGCTGATTTGGTCAGCGATTGTTCGACTTGCAAGAGTGGTAGGAGCCTCTTGTTCCACGGTTTGGGAAGACCCGTTAACTTCATTTTCGTTATTTTGCATAAACAGCATTTAATCTAATGCAGAAATCTAATTGAATTGTCCCAGTTTTCTTTGTTTTGTCAAGAAGGTATATTAACCTATTTTGTTTTGGCAGAGTACTTCTGGGAATTTGCCTGTTCGTACAAATCAAGCAACACAGACTTAACAGCCTTTGCACCTTCTGCTCTACCGCACTGGTGAGCCCTTGCCTCGTTTGTTAGGTCCTGAGAGATAGCAATATCAACCTCACTGCTAACAATTGTGTCAATTACTGTAAGCACAGAGTCCCAAAGGTCATTTTGGGCAAACTGCAACGACTTATTGATTTTGTCTTCCATTGTTAAATTTGGGGCTGAGCCGTAGGAGCCTGTTCCTGCATCATCTCGTCCGAAACGGGTGTCACGCCAGTCCTGCCAATAACCTTGTTCTGCTCTTGCGACACGGACATTTGCAGGGACTTCATGTAATTCTGGAAGATTGCCTGTGCCTGGGGGTCGCTTGAAAGCATCTGCTGAGCCTTCATTGACTTGCCAACAATGTCCTGCATTGCCTGCATCTTTTGCTGGGCCTGAGGGTCGTTCTCAGGATACCTAGGCTCGATGCCCATGAGCATCTTGGCGGCCTCCACCTGCATGTCGTCATATGTCTTCTGAGAGGCGTTTCTCTGGTCAATGATGACCTGTTCGGCAACATCAGGCGAAATAGCCCTGACGATGTTCTCAAGGAGCTTGGCTCTGTCAATAACGCCGATGTTATCCATCGGAAGGGCAAACTGCGAGATTGCCTGAAGCTTTTCAATGTTCCAATCAACATCCAGCTCTCTGACATCAAACTTAACGCAGAAGTCGTACATTGTGTTCACATCGTTGGGGGAGACATCAATCCTGGAGCCAGTGATTCTTTCAATAAGTTCTGCTGGCATATATTGAAGGCAAAGCGAGAAAACCTGCCTGTAAACCTGGGATGATGCCGTTAGGAACTTGTTAACCTGGAACTGTTGCCTAATCTGAGTCTTGATTTGAGGCACGGCTGGATGGTACAGGCCATAGTATTCAGAAAGCTTCATCTCAACTCTTTCAATCAAGTTGAACGCAAGCTGGGGTGTTCCAGGGGGCGGGGGCATGTATGAGTAATCGTCCTTTGAAAGCACAGGAAGGATGACTCCAGGACCAACCCTGTTAGATACGCCAGTACGCTTCTTGGCCAGGATTGTGGGGACTGTCTCAAGTGCGGTTCTGTCACGAATTGAGTCGTGCTGGGCCTTGATTTCCTCCTGGTCGGTGAATGAAAGCTCGGGAATGCCCCTTGACTCGCAAATTGCTCTTCTGATGTTTTCCTGACGAAGCTCGATGAAGGGGTACTCCCCGTGTGCGTAGTCAAGCATCTCGTGCTTGGCGTAGAAATCTTCCCTGACATTCGGGCAGAAGATTGTGTAATAAATGGTAGGTGTGCCGTTTTCAGTGATTTGCTTGCTGTAAGCGTAAACAATCTCAACCAGGTTGTCCGACTTGTTGAGGGTGCCAGCAAGGTGCTCCGAGACTGGAACAAGGTTGCTCATCTCGTAGAAGTTTGACTTACCTTGTGTCTCGCAAGCCTGTTCGACAAACTCCTCGCTCCAGCCCTCTGCAATTGCTGCTGAACGAAGTTCAACCTCGGTCATGAATGTTCTCCTGAACACAACTCTTGCGTCCTGAAGGTCCAGTGTTTCAGGGGGTACGGCAAACTCGTCATAGGGCTTGAGTGCCGCAACAACAGGAAGGTTCTTTGACACATAGGACTCGTAGATATCAGCAACGCCTTCCTTGCCCATGTCCCTGAAGAACTTTCCAGACTCCTTCTTGGTCATGCCAAATGTGTTGACCAGGACATCTGTAACAATGTCGCTGTACTCGCCAACCTTAATTGCGTCAACGATTACGCTGAGCATGGGGTTCTCGGCGGAACGAACTGTAAGCTCGTCAAGCGTCAGCTTGATGCATCGCTTTGCCAGTCGCTGTTCCCAACCAATGTGCATTACCGACCAACCGTATGTAAGAGTGTATTGAATCCAAAGTTCGAACTCCTTCTCCAGCTCCGAGCGAAGCTTGTTTTGGGTAACCCACTTCATGAGAAGCTGGGCTGCACCAGCCGTTGATGCGTCGGAGATGTCAATGCCGCTGATTCTAAGCGATGAACGCTGCCAGGCAGTCATCAGGTTGGATGTCA